TGCAATTAAATACATCTGGTGGTCTTGCTTTTTGGACATTCCAGAGTGGTGGTGCGGGTTGGTTTAATTCTGCCACCATCGACACCTCCGGCAACCTGGGCCTGGGGGTGACGCCGAGTACGTGGCAGTCTGACAGCAAGGCTTTGGATATTGGTGCGTACACCAGCTTATCAAACACGCTTGGGTTTCAGGCTGTAATTTCAAACAACGCCTACTACAACTCGGGCTACAAATACCGCACCAGTGGCTATGTTGCTTCTGCATTGGTGCAGGCTAACGGCCAGTTCCAATTTCAGCAAACCTCGACCTCCGGCCTAGTAGGCGACCCCATCACCTTCACCCAGGCAATGACGCTGGATGCGAGTGGGAATTTGCTGGTGGGTCGTACTTCGGCGCTTGCTTCAGAACAGTTTTCTGTTGAGGGTTCAGTTGCAAATTTTCAAAGCCGTATTCGAAACACTTCAGCAACAACTCCTTTTGGTGTATTTGTCTCATATACGGCGGCAGCACCAAACAGTACGAGTAGTCAATTTGTGAGATGCGATGACAACGCAGCTACACGAGCCGAGATTCGCTCCAACGGTGGCCTAGCAAATTACAGCGGAAACAATGTCAACCTGTCCGACCGCCGCGAGAAGACCAACTTCGCACCGGCCAAGTCTTACCTAGACGTCATCTGCGCCATTCCTGTTCAGACCTTCAACTACATTGACCAGAGCGAGGATGACCCCGGCCTGACGCTTGGCGTTGTTGCTCAGGATGTCCAGGATGTTGCGCCTGAGTTGGTCATGGAGTCCAACTGGGGCACGGAAGACAATCCCAAGGTGCGCCTAAGCATTTACCAGACCGACTTACAATACGCGCTGATGAAGTGCATTCAAGAGCAGCAAGCAATCATCAAACAACTCAAGGCCGATGTGGCCGCACTCAAAGGAGCCTAAACCATGACCACCTGGTCAATCTCTCAGCTAGACCGCCGCACCGCTGACGGCTTTGTCACCACCGCCCACTGGCGTGCCACGGCTGTGGACGGCGACCACAGCGCCAGCATCTACAGCACCTGCTCCTGGGCCGATGGCCAGCCCACCGTGCCCTACGCCAGCCTGACTGAGCAGCAGGTGCTGGCCTGGGTCTGGGAGTCTGTGGACAAGGCCGCTACCGAGGCCGCCCTGGCTGCCAAGATCGCCTTGCAGAAGAACCCGGTCAGCGCTGCTGGAGTGCCCTGGTCTGCCTAAGTACAAAACCCAGTAGGCCCGTCTGGGCCTTTCAGAGTATCGAAAGGAGCCCGGCATGGGACGAGCAAGAGAAGTTGCTACAAAAGATCGTGGTGCCTACACGCCGACATGGACAGGGTCTACAACGAACCCAGCCATTGGCAACGGCACCATCACTGGGCGCTACATGCGCGATGGCAAGACGGTCACTGCGACCATCAACATTGCCGCTGGCAGCACGACAACCTTTGGAAGCGGCTACTGGATCTTCACCCTGCCATTCACTGCTGACACCACGGCAAGCTCTGTTGGATCGGCTCAAATTGCTGATGCAAGCGTGCCAACGGTTTTCACCGGCAATGTGATCAACATCACCAGCACGACCATGGTGGTCTATAGCCACAACACAAATGCGCCTGTCGGTGCAACTGCGCCGATGACCTGGGCAAACCTCGACACGCTGCGCCTGACCCTGACCTATGAGGCTGCGTGATGGTGACTGTCAACGCAACAGACGCACGCTTGAGCACGCATGAGGAAGTCTGCGCGATCAGGTACGAGCAGATAAATGCGAGGCTCAAGCGCATCGAGGGCATCCTCATGAAGACAGCAGGGGTCATGCTGGTCAGCATGGCTGGGACTATTTTCGCAGCAATCTGGATCACAAAATGATTGACCCGATCACCGCCCTTGCAGCCATATCGTCGGCAGTTCAGCTTGTCAAAAAGGTATCGAAGACAGTTGATGATGTGACCTCGCTTGGGCCGGTGTTGGGAAAGTACTTCGACGCCAAGGAGCAGGCCATCGAGGTGGTCAAACAGGCCAAGGCGGGTGGCTTTAAGGGCTCGGCGTTGGGCCAGGCGCTTGAGCTTGAGATGGCCATCGAGCAGGCCAGAGAATTTGAAGAGCAGGTCAAGATGCTGTTCTTCCAAAGCAACAAGATGGATGTGTGGCAGCGCATCACAGCCCGTGCCAAGCAGATGGAAGTCGATGCAGCTCATGCAGCCAGGCGCAAGAAGGAAGCAGACAAGAAGCGCAGCGAAGAGATTGAAGAGACCATCACGCTCGCCGTTGGTGGCGTCCTGGCCGTAGCTTCTGCCGGCGTCATTGCGTGGGTCGTCGTTGAGCTGATGAACGGGTCTGTGAAATGACCAGGTCAGAGCTTGAGGTCATCATCAAGCGGCGTGCTGCAATCACGGTCACGGTCTTTGCCGCGCTGCTGGCGATCAACACCATGCTCGGCAACAGCAACAGCGGCAAGGTGCTGACCAACACCATCCAGGCGAATAACCAATGGGCTTGGTATCAGGCCAAGAACGTCAGGTCGGTGATCTACGAAACCGCTGGCCGCGCAGACGCTGCCGCTAGGATGAAGATGGACATGGAAGACATCATGTCCAAGGCGCACGCGCTTGAGGAAGAGCGCGACCATGCCAAGAAGCGCAGCCCCTACTTCACGTTTGCCGGGTCTGCTTTGCAGATCGGCATCGTCTTATCGACTGCGGCCATCCTGGCTGTGACCATGCCGCTGTTCTGGGCCAGCGTTGCAGTGGGATCTGGTGGCGCTGCCCTGATGGCTTTTGCTTTGTACGGAGTCTGACATGCTGACCCTTCTCTCGACTGTCGTTTCCTTCCTGATGGGTGGCCTGCCCAAGATCCTGGACTTCTTCCAGGACAAGTCCGACAAGAAGCATGAGCTGGAGCTGGCCAAGATGCAGACCGAGCGCGAGCTGCAGATGCTGGAGCGCGGGTATGCCGCCCAGGCCAAGGTAGAAGAGATCAGGCTTGACCAGATCCAGGCGCAGTCCGAGATGCAAGTGCAGCAGACGCTTATCCAAGCGCAGCAGGCTGAGATGCAGGCGATCTATGCCCACGACATGAGCCTGAACGAAGGCACCTCGACCTGGATGAAGAACCTGCGAGCCAGCGTGCGGCCCGTCATCACCTACGGTTTCTTCTTCCTGCTGGTGGCTATCGACCTGGGCCTGTTCTGGTACGGCTGGACTCGCGGCGTGGACTTCATGGTGCTGGCCGACATGCTGTGGGATACCGAGACCGCCACGCTGTTTGCCAGCATCATCGCCTTCCACTTTGGTGGCCGCGCCTTCGGGAAATGAAAGTCTCAGACCGGCTGATCCAGATGATCAAGCACGACGAGGGCGTGCGGGTCAAACCGTACCGCTGCCCTGCCCTGCTCTGGACGGTGGGCGTGGGCCATGTCATTGATCAGACCCACATCCGGGTGCCGCTGGAGGAGCGCAAGAACCTGCCCATCCCGGCTGGCTGGGATCGCACCCTGACCATGGAGGAAGTCAATGCCATCCTGGCAAAAGACCTTGAGAGCTTTGAGCGCGGTGTACTGCGACTTGCTCCTGCTTTGGCTGGTCATCAAAGTCGGTTCGACGCTTGCGTCAGCTTCAGCTTTAACGTAGGCCTGGGCAACTTCCAGCGCTCGACCATCCGCATGAAGATCCAGCGCGAGGAGTGGGACGCTGCAGCCGATGCCTTCCTCATGTGGACAAAGGCCGGGGGCAAAGAGCTCCCCGGCCTTGTGAAAAGAAGGAAGGGCGAGCGAGCCCTGTTCCTATCTACTGCGCCGCTCCCAGCGCATTGAGCCGCTTGCTGTAGGCGGCGGTGTGCCTGATACGCTTGACCAGATCCACGCGCTGCAGCGTGGGTTCGTTGACTTCCCTGAGCTCTCTGATCGCGGTCATGCGCTCGCGTGCTGCTCGCTTGCCTGCCCTGGCTGTCTTGTCGGCCAGGTCTTCGTAGGCATCCTGCCACTCCTCCAGGGTCTCATGCACTGAGAACGGCTGCTCCTTGCCTGGCACCTTGAGCTGGTAGCCAATGGCGGTGGCCACGGGCTCATCATCATCGGGGCTGGTGTCGGTCAGCGGCTGCAGTTCGACATGCTCGACCTCGGCATGCGGGATCTCGGCCAGCACCTCGACCGGCTCTGGCTCGACCGTGTCTGCAAAGGCGGCCTCGATGATGGCCGGGCTGGTGGTCTCAGCCGGGATGGCCAGCGGCGCAGGCTTGGCCACCATGTCGAGCGGGTTGGCTGGCTTGGCCGCCGGCCTGGGCTTGGCTTCGTCTGGGTAGTCCTGCGCCTCCTCGGCGGTGATCAGACCCTTGAGCACATCCGGGAACGCATCGCGCAGCGCAAACCCGCGAGCTCGCATCTGCATCATCCGCTTGGGGTAGGCCGACCATGGCCCCTGCTTGCCCCAAAGGCCGGCACGCTTGGCATCCTCGACGCTGAACTTGGCGGTCACCGGCTTGCGCCCCCTGCGCTTGGCCACACAGACCGCCACCGGGTTGGGCGTGCCCTCGCCCTCAAAGTACTCCTCAACATCCTCACAGACCGAGCTGGCCTGCACCAGGGCCATGGCTGCGTCACCGTAGACCGAGGGCTTGCCGTTGATCACGGCGATGTTCTGGAGCGCCTGCATGGGTGCCAGCCCCATCTCATAGCCCCACTGCACGCAGACCAGGATGTCCTGGGGCTTGCCCTGGTAGGCCTTGGGCACCATGCTGGAGCTGGCCAGCATGTCAGAGAACTGGATCGCCTCGGTGAGGGTGGCTGGGGCAAAGCCCTGGCGGTTAGTGGTGGTCAACTGCATGTGATTCTTTCTCGGACAGGTAGGTTTGCATGGTGGTGAAAATGAGGTCGGCCATCGCGTCAACGAAGGCCTCGGCCTGCTCCTCGGTGGCATCGGTCGCATTGAGCATGGCCACGACGGCCTGCTCATACGCATGCCTGATGGCGGGACGGTCGGGCAGGTTCATGGCTGCAGCTCCTTGATCGACAGCGTGCTCTGGCGCACCGAGTAGGGTTCCTTGGCAGGGATCAATCGCTCCGCTTGGGCTTTGTAGTTGCGCATGGGCCAGTTGATGATGTACTGCCCTGCCCGGCCCCGCTCGGCCTGGCCGAGCTGCTCCTTGATCAGCTTCTCCGCGGTCTCGATGCTGGTCTCGGCTGCCCTGATCGCGGCCTTGTTCTCAAGGATCCCCTTGGCCAGGTCAC